GGCGTTTGTTATGCCACTTATAAAAGCTGTACAAGAATTATCAGAAAAAATTGAACATATAGAAAAAACTTGTAAATGTATGAAAGAAGAGTAATACTTACAATGATTATATTTATATTAAATGGAGAAAACAATGGCTTATAGAGTAGTCAAACAACTAATGCCAGCACCAACATCGAGTGTTGATAGAGACGGTAATTCTTTTGACGACCCTTGGTGGGTTGAAAGAAATACAATTTGGGTAGCAAAATTAAGTGGTAGTTCAGACCAATTATGGGAATTTGCTAATGAAAATGATGCCAATAGTAAAAGAGATGAATTACAAAGTGCTGACTCAACAAGTCGTTTATATAAGGTTGTAGAGGTATAAAAAAAGTTTATTTTATAAAATTAAGTTATATTTATTTAAACAATAAAACTATAAAAAATAGGAGACTATAGTTATGGCTGATGAAACAAAATTCACAGATGATGAGTTGAAATCATTACAAGAGTTACAAGAAAGTTATCAAGAAAAACAAGCAGAGTTAGGACAACTTTCAGTTCAAAGAATTTTACAAAATCAAAGAACTGAAGCTATTGAAATTCGTACTCAAGAAGTTGAACAAGAATATGCAGAAGTTCAACAAAAAGAACGTGATTTAGTTAAAACTTTGAATGAAAAATACGGTCCTGGTCAACTTGACCCTGCAACAGGCGTTTTTACACCAGTTACACCAACCACTTAAACAATTAATTTAAAAAAATAGTCTTAAATCTATATTTTGGTAAATTTACTTTATACTTATAGTAGTATAGTATTTTCGCTTAACATATAAAAATATAAGATTTTAGGAGAACAAATATGGCAGAACGAATTGTCTCACCTGGTGTTTTTACACGAGAAAGAGATTTATCATTTTTACCTCAGGCGATAGGTGAAATTGGTGCAGCAATTATCGGTCCAACTAAGAAAGGACCAGCGTTCACTCCAACACAAGTAACTTCATTTCAAGAATTTGAAGAAATGTTTGGAGGAACAGACACAAGATTTTACGTACCACATACAGCAGAACAATATTTAAGAAGTGCTGGTGTCGTTACAATAGTAAGAGTTTTAGGATTAAACGGATATCAAGCTGATAGTGTTCAACTTGTAGCTTTTTACAGTGCATCAGCATCATCTTCATTAGCTGTTTTAGCACCTTCACGAGGAGCAACAAGTGGTACAGGAGATTTATCAAACTCTTCAGCTACTGGTACGTGGGATTCATTTACATTAACAGTATCAGGTAGTAACGTATCATCTGAAACATACACACTATCATTTAGTACAAGTAGTGCAAACTTTGTAGATAAAGTTATTAGTTCAGATGCACAATCTGAAAAAGCAGGAACGAATGATTCATCTGTTTATGTTTATAAAGTATTTAAAGAAGCATCACACGCAATATTCCAGTCACCTACTCCAGGTACTGCAATATCAGCTTCTGTTATTAATACAGCAAACGGATTTGATTTTACAGGTGGTGTAAATACTGTAAATACAAAAGGACAAGATGACACATTAAGTACTTGGACTGGTAATAAAGAATTTCAGTCAGCAAGAACACCATATCTACAATCACAATTAATCAATAGTACAAGATATGAGTTGTTCAGAGTTTATACTCGTTCACACGGTACAGATATGAACACAAGCTACAGAATAAACATCTTAAATGTTAAAGATGCTGATGATGTTGCAGGTTCAGATTACGGTACATTTTCACTACAAGTAAGAGTTTATAATCCAAATGAAACAAATGATAATGACATATTAGAACAATTTGATACATTAACACTTGACCCAGAATCAAGAAATTATTTTGCTAAGAAAATTGGTGATAGATATGTTGTTTCAGATTCAAATGGTAAATTAACATATTACGGTGATTATCCAAACTTGAGTAAACATATTCGAGTAGGTGATTTTGGTAGAATGGAAGAAGACGGAGTATTTAAATATCCTAAGAATGTAGTTCCAATGGGACACTCAGCTGTATACAATACAGTACCAGGTACAACAAATATACCTTCAGCATCTTTCAATAGATTACAAGTTGATAGTAATGGTAACTTTGATAGTGGACTATTCTATGGGTTTGATTTTAGTAGCGTTGATAGTAGAGAGTATTTAGGTCCAATTCCAAACGCAGGTTCTGCAGGAAACAATATAACAATGTCTCTTGAGGATTTCTTTGGTCATGCAGACGCAAGTACATTAGGTTCAACATTCTCAGATGCTAGTGAAAAAGTTACTCTAGCATTATCAAATATTGCACAGAGAAAGTTTACAGTTCCAATGCAATGGGGATTTGATGGAGTCAACCCAGCTACACCTGTTCATACAGGAGCAAACATAGCATCTGATGGTACAAATACACAAGGGTTTGACTTATCAACTTCTACATCAAACGGTACTGTAGAATATAAACGAGCAATCAATACAGTAAGTAACCCTGATGAGTTTGATATTAATCTATTAGTTACACCTGGTGTTATTCACGGATTACACTCAGCAGTAACAAATCACGCAATATCAAAAGTTGAATCTCGAGCAGATGCATTGTATATTATGGATGCAACAGCATATGGAGATAGTATTGATACTATGAAGAGTGCAATCAAGACACTTGATACTAATTATGCAGCTACATATTATCCTTGGGTTAAAATTATTGACTCAGGTACAGACAGACCAGTTTGGGTACCACCTTCAGTAGTATTACCTGGTGTAATTTCTCATACAGACCAAGTAGCTCACGAATGGTTTGCACCAGCAGGTCTAAACAGAGGTGGTCTAACAACTGTAACAGAAGCAAAAACACGTTTAACACACGCTGAACGTGATGATTTATATGAAAATCGTATTAATCCAATTGCTTCTTTCCCAGGTCAGGGTGTAGTAGTGTTTGGTCAAAAGACACTTCAATCTAAACCATCAGCACTTGATAGAATCAATATTAGAAGATTGTTAATTGCATTAAGAAAGTTTATTGCAAGTACTTCAAGATTCTTAGTATTTGAACAAAATTCAGCAGCAACAAGAAATCGTTTCTTAAATGTTGTGAATCCATATTTAAATCAAGTTCAACAAAACAGTGGTTTAAGTGCATTTAGAGTTGTAATGGATGATTCTAACAACACACCAGATGTTGTGGATAGAAACCAATTAGTTGGTCAGATATTCATTCAACCAACAAGAACAGCGGAGTTTATTGTTCTTGATTTCGTAGTACAACCTACAGGAGCTACATTTCCTGAGTAAGTTTGACTTATAAAGTAAATGTAATATATAATAAAAAGCCTCAATTTCGGTTGGGGCTTTTCTTTTTAATGAAAATTTCTTTAATTGATATTTATTTATGAGTACAAATAAAAGACTTTTAGGAGAATAACGAATGGCTACTTTAGACCCTTCTGAAATAATGTTCACACCGTTTGAACCGAAAACACAAAATCGGTTCATTATGTATATTGAAGGTGTACCAGCTTATTTAATAAAAACAGCGAACCGACCACAGATTCAGTTCGAAGAGATAGTTTTAGACCACATTAATGTGAAACGATACATTAAAGGTAAAGGTGCATGGCAGCCGATTGATATTACTCTATACGACCCAGTTGTTCCATCGGCAGCACAATCAGTTATGGAATGGGTTCGTTTAGGACACGAATCAGTAACAGGTCGTGACGGATATTCAGATTTTTACAAGAAAGATGTTACATTTAATATGTTAGGTCCAGTCGGTGATATAGTTGAGGAATGGAAGTTAGTCGGTACATATATTGAAACTGCAGACTTCGGTCCAATGGATTACGCCACAAGTGACCCAGCAGAAATTACGTTAACACTTAAATACGATTACGCAATCTTACAATTCTAACAGGAGTTAAAAATGAGTGAATGGTTAGCAGCAAATTGGGAGTATGTTTTGGTAGCATTTTATGCAATTGAAAAAATAGTCAAACTTACACCAACAAAATATGATGATATCTTATTTGATGCGGTATTAAAACCTATCAAAGAAAAAATGATGCCATCAGCAAAAAAATAAACTGTTATTTAGAACAAAATAGTTATAATTATAATTGGTTATTAAAACTTAATCACAAAGGAGTCATTTATGGCTGATTACAAATTCCCTACAGAGATGGTTGAATTACCATCTGAAGGGCATTTCTACTTCGAAGGTCACCCACTATCAAGTGGTAAAGTAGAGATAAAATATATGACCGCTAAAGAAGAAGATATTCTTACTTCTCAAAATCTAATACAACAAGGTACGGTAATTGATAAATTATTAGAGTCTTTGATTGTCGATAAATCAATTAAAATAGATGATATGTTGATTGGTGATAAGAATGCCATTATGGTAGCATCAAGAATACTTGGTTATGGTAAAGAGTATGATATTGAATATGATGGTGTAAAACAAACAGTTGATTTATCAAAACTTGAACCTGTTGATATAGATTTTTCTAAACTTACAAAAGGTGAAAATAAATTTTCATATACGTTGCCATCTTCCAAAAGAGAAATTACTTTTAAACTATTGAATAGTAGAGATGAAAATAAGA